GAACGGTATATTATTCTTAACGATGAATGTCACTGGCTGTATTGCCATGTCCTTGTAGTGACTGCCACCTTCTTGATTATCTAGTGCGCTCATAATAATTCCTATGCTGCCATGTCAAACATACCGAACGTGCTTGGTATACCGCGATGCTCTGTCTTGCGTTTCTCTTGTTTAAATAACTCCGGGCGAGTTTCCCATATAGCCGCAATCTTTCTCAAGTTTGGATTGGCTGCAATCATGTCATCGTATGGGCCTTTCTCATCAATAACATCATTTTCAGTGCGTTGGTCATGGCGTAGCTTGGCAAAGTACCCACGTGGGTATATCCTCTCTAACTGCTCGATTGTTTTAGGCACAAACTCAAGCCCTGATGCTGAGTAGTGATTCAACATGCCGTGGCCTTTCTTCTTTAGCCTCTTAGTAATTGTCAAGTAATGATGCTCTGTAAGGTGTGCCAATACATAGTAAACATTATCTCTTGATAGACCTGACTGTTTGATTATCTCTATGGCTGTCATAGATTTATCGCCAATCAAATCCATAATACTTTTGTTACGCATTTCTATTTTTAAATACTTTTCAATTACTGGTCTCATCGTGTTCTCCATAGTGGTTGGGTACTAGGCTTATGCTTTTCCCCATTGTTAATTATTAAAACGGTATTGACTAGAAGGGAATGTCACTTGCTATCTCGTCAATGGCTTGCTTCTGATAACCGTTAGCTTTAGCGCCTTCTTTAGCGATTGATACTACTGGCTCCGGTTCTGCTAGTTGACACCAGCCATCCCAACCCATAGGGAACAATTCAATCTTTGCTGCTAGGCCACCAGTCTTGGTCTCCATTACAACGCCAACCTTTGTCCAGCGTGTTTTCTTCTCGCCATTCTTGTCTTCGTATTCGCCATTCTTTGCTACTAAGTTGTATTTAACTGCCATTTTTATTTCCTTTTAATCGTTGAATTGTTGTTTCTACTTCGTCGTTGAACTCTACTGCCTTGCTTTCAACCTCTTTAATATATTCATCATCCCGGTAAACGCGTTTGATGAACAATTGTAAATCCAGTGGAAACTCCGGGCAGTATGATACAAAGTCTACCCACTTGGCTCCACTGCATGCCATTTGAAACTGCATCTGTGGCATGTATTTTGTTGGCGCTCTGTCTTCTAGCATTGTCTTAGCGTGTGTCGTAGCTTTTGGGCATTTGATTTCAATCAACCCTAGCTCGTCATCTTCTTCTACTATGCCATCAGGACTAGCCCCACAGAAAGGTAACATTGGATGTTGCATGAACGCCTCTTGCCTAACAAACACATTCTTCTCCACCTCATACCAGGCGCGAGCAAATGGTTCTAACTCGATACCATTGGCCATGTATTGATTGGTGTAGCCTTCTTCACGCTTGTTATTTAAACGCTCACAGACGAGTTGCATCCTGTAGTCTGCACGACTAGCTGCCTCACCAGTTTTAATCGTTGCCATGACGTCTGCAATGCGACTGGCGGTGATTTTACCAAGACGTAGTGCATGCCATTCTTCCGTGCCTTGAATTATCTCAGTCATCATCCACCTCTAGTTTAATTTTGCCTATGTATGGCATACCAATTTGCTGTCTAAAAATTACATTTTGATTTTCAAGATAGCCATATACATTTATATACTGTGGCTCTTTAGGCTGTAGTTTAATGCGGTATTCAAATCCATCATCATCCCATTGTGGCCTAACTGTATCTCTCCACTCATTAACCAAATGGTATTTATACTCAATCTCCGCACCATCAGCCCATGCTTTAATTTCTTTGTGCCATTTGTGTTTCATTATCTTATCCTCGGATATGGTTTTGAAAGTAGATACTTATGACCAATCTCTTTAATTGCTTTAGCAACCTTAGCATCCCGGTCTTCTCTTTCTTTCTGCGTAGGCGGAGTCAATCCATATAGTGATTTGATAATCATGCTATTCTCCCAAGCTGTATTGGGCAACTCGACATGACTCGCCAAACTGGTTTGATACCTTAACAAGTTCAACATTTATTTTGCGCCCTTTCTTCTTCAAGATATACACACATGATGCTAGTCTATAAATTCCCAGCTCTGACCACGCTTGTAATGGCGTGATGGATTGCCGAGTGCTTAAGTAATTCTCTAAACGTTCGGGCTGGCTCATGCTTTGCTCCCTAGTTTAGCTTTCATGCTGTCTTTGGTTGCAATCACAACGGCCTGTGCTTCTTTATTCTTACCACATGCTGACAACGATGCTGTGAAATACTCTTGCAACTCGCTCATGGTTGTAGCTGTTTTAATCTTGTCGACTAATGGTGTAGTGTCAAACTCTACTTGCGGCAGGTCTTCGCCAGCGAAAATATATAGGCCAATACCAAAGCAAGCAATACATTTAGCTAGGCATCGCATCGTAGCATCACTAATCTTACGTGCATCCGGATTGACAATGGCAGCATTGCGGTTATCCATGACGGGCAATTGCATACGCATAGTCTTGCCAAGCGCAGTAACATTGCAGAACACCATCATCGTGTCGTTGTAGACGCGTGGCTCAGGGAACTCCCATACAGCCATTGGGTCTTGTAACAATAGCTGGTCTACAGCCCATGTCCATGATAGATAAGTAAGCTGGCCTTTCTTTTCTGTGTATTTATTAACGTCAATCTCGCGTAATACTTTGTATGTTGCAGTCGTTTCCATATCGTTCTCCTGTTGTTGTCTTAATTCATCCATTACGGTCTGTTGAAATTGTTGCTCTGACATTAGTTATCCCCTAGCGCTTCATGGAATACCCAGTTTGCATGCTTGTTTGACTTGTAATTATCCTCAACAAACCTAGCAAATCTGTTTATCTCGGCATCATATATGTCTCTGATACGGCCCAGCTTGTCATCATTAGGGTCATAGATAATCTTCCTGACCTTATCTGATAGCAAGTCTGTCTCGTCGATGTAGTCTGATAGCTTGTCAGCCTCAAACTGTAAGAAGTATTCCACTAAATCTCGGATAAAGAACGGGTCATCTTCGTGTTCCGTATAATCATCCTCTATCCAATCACCAAATACACCCATGATAGTTTCCTCGTAGTCATGCCAAAGTCGGCATAGGTAGAACAATAAGATAGCTTGGATATATCTGTCAACAAGTATTTACTTATCAATCGTTAAATATCCATAAGTAAAACTTATCGTTAAGTTTAATTACACAGAATATAATGTTTCTATCACTTGGAAGTGATTAATTTTAGTGGGGCTTCACATGCTAACTGGCGGTTACTAAGACCGTTCTTCCAACCACCTTTAAAAAGTGGAGTTAGCAGGTGAAGCCTTTTTCATGGAGTAAAGAAATGGCCGAGAGAAGAATGTTTGCAAAAACAATTATAGATAGTGATGCTTTCCTAGACATGCCGCTATCGACACAAGCATTATACTTCCATTTATCAATGCGCGCTGATGATGATGGATTTATTAACAATACAAAGAAAGTCCAGCGCATGCTAGGCTGCTCTGATGATGACATGAAGATACTTCTATCTAAGAACTTCGTCATACCATTCGACACTGGCGTGTGCGTTATCAAGCATTGGAAGATTCATAATCTAATTCAAAAAGACCGTTATAAACCAACGATTTACGGTGAACACAAAGAACAATTGTCATTGAAAGACAACAATGTTTACACTTTGGATACAGTATGTATACAAGATGTATCCAGTTTGGAACCACAGGTTAGTATAGGTAAGGCTAGTTTAGTTAAGGCTAGTAAATCTCTTGACCAGCAAGAGACTGAAATGTATTTCGAAGACTTCTGGTATAAATATCCAAAGAAAACTGGCAAGCTGGCAGCTCGTAAGGCGTGGGATAAAATGAAGCCTGATATATTGAAAGTGATTGATGCGCTGAACTGGCAGAGAGAAACGAAGCAATGGCAGCAAGAGGATGGCAAATACATTCCCAATCCTGCAACGTATTTATCGCAAGGCAGGTTTATGGATGAGGCACCAACACAAGAGGCACCATTCTAATGATTGATACAGACAAACTAGCTTTTAAAGAAATGTTATGCGCGGTGTTTACTATTTATGGCAAGCCGTTACCTGAAAAAGAAGTGTTGCGTGTTTGGTGGCATAAGCTCGAACGCTATGACTTCTCCCAAGTTGGCCGGGCCTTCGACCATTGGACAGACTCGCCTAACAAACTGCCACAGCCTGCTGATATTATTCAGCTATGCAAGCCACGCGAGGCTGAGTATCACGCATTGCCAGCGCCAGTTAGCTATGCCGAGAACAAACAGAATGTGGATAAGTTGAATAAGTTTATTGCTGATAAGCTAAAGCCAAAGACTAATTACCGTTCATGGGTCACTCGCATATTAGACAATCCGCAGAACTTTCCAGAGTCATCAGTGCAAGCTGCGCGTGAGGTAAGCCTTAGTGCGATTCTATAGCTGGGGCAAGTATGCAATAGTAAACTTTAGCCCGGCTAGAATGGATGACGCAACCGTGGCTAGAAGCAAAGGTGGCTATGCAATATCAAAGGCCGTCTCGCAAGGTGCCACAATCTATTCAGTTTGGTTGCTGCCCTCTGTTCACTTAGGCAATTATAAAAATGTGGATGAAGCGAAAGAGAAAGTTAGCCAGCATTTGAATGAAAGCAAGCAATAAAAATTGTCTCGCGCCCTTCGCCTATATTTCACTTTTCAGAAAAATGGCAAAAAATGGCAGAAAAGTTTAGAAAATTCTAAAAAACTAAACTATCAGTTAAGAATCGCGGCAAAAAATAAACCGGCAGGCATTTAACGCAACACGTTATAAAACTGGCTTGCGTATGGTGCATTATAATCGTTTTAAATTGTTGGCTGATACAATGTGTTAAGTTAAGCAATAAAACCAGCCATAGCGCCTTAAAATGGCCTTGCCGAGTGTTTCATGTGATAATTAGCCAGTGCGTAAACGATAGACAACAAAAAAGCCCTATAAAACGGGCTTAATTGTATGTTTTAAGTTTAATTAGCAAGTTCAGCCATAATTGATTGAGTTAAGCGGGCTTCGTAATTAAATTGCTGCCTGGTGCACTCGCTAAAATCTATTTGCATTTGATTCTGTATGTTTAAGGCGCTATTTAAATCTATGTTTAATAGTTCTGCTATCCACCTGGTATAGATATTCATAATTAAGCCCTTAAAATATAATAATTAGATTGATATGCCAGGCCTTCAATACATAATTTGAAATAAACGTCATAAGTAGATTTAACTTTAAATCCATTGCATTTCAATTTAGCTTGCTTGCTAAATTTTTTAATGGCTGTCTTATATGTAATAGTTTTCATATTAAGCCGCCTTAAATTCATAAGTCATAAATTGAGCCTTTTCAACGCTTAATAAAACGCTGAAGCCATTATCGTTTACGCAAATATCGCTGGCAGGCGGGAAGTTTAACCAGCTGCCGCCTTCAAATTGTATGGCATTAGATTGACGTTTGATGATTTTGCGTGGCTTGTTAAGCAATGGGCCATTAGGAAACCAGTCATGCCTGGTCATGGTTAAAATGGCGCCTTCAGTCAACGCGCGTTTAATATCTGCAAATGTTTTCATAATAGTGACCTTTCGATAGTGTTTAGATAGTATGGCTTAAAGCAAGCCCATAAACCCACGGATTAGCATGGGCTTATAGAATGTTTTAATGTGTTGCGTAATGTATGCCGTTAATCATGGCCTGAAGCTGGTTATACAATTCACGCTTAGTAGATATGCCGATTATTTGTGTAATGCCGCCGCCTTCGTTACACATACGGTGCAAGCCATAGCCACCATAAGCGCCATAGATATGAAAATTGCCAATGTTAGCCACTAGTTTGCCATCAACCTTGGTGTATGGTGTTAACGGGCTTTTAGTGCCTTCGTTAATTCTTTCAACGGCATAATTTAATTGAGCTTGGGTAATTCGTTCCATGATAGTTTCCCTTATAGTGTTGCAACAAATAGTAAAGTGATGATTGTTAAAATAAATCCGGCAGCAGATAGATAATCAATGAATGTTATTGGGCTGGCTGGCTTATGATTCTTATAATCGCGCATAATCATATTAAGCCTCAATGCCTAAAATGTTGAATAATTCTTTTAATGCTTTATAGGCTTGCACCGATTGTTTGTTGGCTAATGGCTCGCCCTCGGTGTTTTGGTTTACCTTAACGATATATAAGGCATGGAATAGGGCTTCGGTGTTTTTGTGATTTGCTAAGAGCGTGATTTTCATAATCGTTACCTTTCAAATAGTGTTTATATAGTGCGCGGTGACTTGCGTGAATTGAATAATAAAGCATTGGATTAGCTTGTCAATAGATATCTGCGATTAAAGTTTAAATGATATACTGGCCATTCATAAATAAAACTTATTGATATGTATACCATACCTAAAAAGCCCGGCATTGAGTTAAAAGAGAAAAAGCCAGATGCTCGGTCTTATGCCGTGCTGCCAATACGCGCCATAAACGATAAAAGGCTAACACGTGGCGATTTAATTAATCTAATGCTTATATGCTCTTATTGCAGTGCTGGCGGATATACATTTGCTGCTTTATCTACAATGGCGGCATATCGTGGCATTAAAGCGCCAACATTATGTGTGGGATTAAAAAGGCTAACTAAGTATGGCTATGTTGAAACAATAAGAAAAGGCTACAGCGGATTACGTGGCAGCCTTAAGCGCGTCATATTCGATGCCAGCTTAACAATAGATGATGCTATCAGTATAAGTAACACACCAATACAACAACCAACCAGCGAGAATATACACATGGCTAAACAAGCTAGAAAAGCAAAGGTATTAGATAGTATTAAGGCTAATGATACAGCGATAAGTTTTAATGATGCGATGCTAGTTGTTTCACAGTCTCTCAAAACTGACTCTGACTTACTCACACTTGAGCGCCTAGTCTATCAAGGCATTACACTAGACCAGCTTAAGCAGGCATATAACATAGTGTAGCAATTACAAGGCCTGCCTTGCCGTGCCTATCATTACGCAGGAATAACTTGCAGGGTGCGGTGCGAATTGGATTGAGTGCGCGCTGTGGAAAGGCATACCCTTGCCCCCCCGGCCCCTCGCCTAGCGGTAGGGGTGTACCACTGAATTTTTCCCAGCTTTTTTATAAACACATGTATACATAATGCGTATTTTTATACACGTTATTTTTATATGTATATATTTTGGGATTTTATAGACACGTTACCAGTGATGGATAACATTGATTATTAGTGTGATGTCAGCAATAACTGCTAGTAGTAGGAATAGGATGTTTTGCATTATGTGTATGGTGTGTAATTAAAGACAATACCTAACCTAACCCGAATAAATAAAGTATTCAGATTAAAACACCTTTCGGTGCGCTTCTCTCGTTTATCTAAGCTAGGACTGATTGTCCCCCACAGCTCACAGCCCCGATATTTATAGTCATTGTCTATTTATGACGTTTAAGGAGAACTCTGCGGTACGCTACGTTTATCTGCATCTGTCGAAGCTACATTTGCAAGGGCTGGGTAATGGCCCCGTAAGAATCAATATAGACTAATTTACCCTATTGTGCAAGACATTTATTATGTTATACTCAGATATGAATTAGATATATAAAGGGTTGACAAATGGATTTAGTATTGATTGGAACTAGCTGTTTATTGCTAGTAACGTTTATTCTGTATTACGTTAAGACTGCTTTTAGCGAAATAGAGAGATTAGAGAAAGAGAACGATTTAGAGGACATAGATTATGGCTGCTAGTGATTACAATAACTTCTTAGTAAGGCTGACACCTAAGAGCAGAGCATTGCTTGATATTGCCAGCAAAGAATTAGAGATGCCTAGGGCGCACATTATTAATAACGCCTTAAAGTCTTATTTGAATAAATACAATGATGGTAGTTTAAACGAGCGTATAAACAGGTTGGCTAAATGATATTGACCCTGCCGTACCCACCATCGGTTAATACTTACTGGAGAGCAAATGGCAAACGACGATTCTTATCAAAAGCTGGTGTGGAGTTTAAACAAGCTGTTCAGGAGTATGTTATTGATAATTCAATTCCTAAGTTTGGCAGTGTTCGCCTTCGCATGGATGTGGTTATTCGCCCTCGTAGTCGTCGCATATTCGATATTGACAATCTTCTCAAAGCTATCCTCGACTCGTTGATGGATGCTGGTGTGTATGATGATGACAGTCAGGTCGATGATTTACGCATAACGCGTGGTGACCCATGTAAAGATGGCGCTTGTATTGTAGTAATAGAGGAAATAAATGGCTGAGACAGAAGATACGCGTAAGATTAAACGCATACCGTCATTAAAGAACTACGGTGGTGTGCGAACTATACAGAAGACATTGGAACGCTCTGCAACACTAGAGGCTAATCGTGAGGCCGTCGCCTATGCACTGTTAACCATGGCTAACACAAACCTTACTGACATAATGAGTTGGGATGAAAATGGGAACATTAAAGTTAAGGCGTCGAAGGACATTCCGGAGCATGCGCTACAGGCGATTAAGAGTATTAAATCGAAC